CTGCAACTGTTCATCGAGCCGGTCTGCAAAGTTCCGAACTGCCTTACTAAGGGTGTATTGACCCTTATCGAGAATCGATTTGTCGGTTCTCGGAAGAGCAAATACACGTAACTTATAAGACCAGTCGGATCCCGTTCTGTCCTTCTCCTCCAATTGCTTGATCAGCTCGTTGAACTCTTTAGCCACAGCACGTTGTGCTTGGGTTATAAAGAAATCACGAGGTGGACAAGCCCTTGGAAGAATGGATCTCTCTTCATCAGAAAGGTTAGTCTTATACCTTTCTCAACTATTATACAGTTTATGGGTTAATCCACTAAGTGGATATTCCCACATATCTGTAAATGTTGATTTTAAGATATTTGACTCTGCAAAGGTTGCCACAATTGTATTGGAAAGTATGTTTCTGCATACTTCTTCAGATAATTGTGGTAAACGGTAGCCCTTCTTACAAATAAGCTCGTTTAGGAGCTCGTTTGCAGGAGAGGTACCATGTACTAGTGATAGTACACCATTGCACGCCCAGGATTTCTCTTCAACCTTCTTAGCGAAGGATGAGGATCGATTCAGGACGACCTTCTGGTAAAGAGAGACACTTGACCATATGTTCAAAGTCGGAACCCAATTCCTTTTATTCTGCTCATAAAGAAGTGTAGTAAGCATATCATATGCTTTCCCACATTCTTTTAATGCAGATATAGGAAAGGGGCTGATCTCGATCCCCAGGTAGAACAACCTCTTAGCAAACTCAAACATCCTTTCAGATGTGTGGGTTTTAGCTACAGAGTAGTCTACACCGAGGTTCTTGATCAGACTAAGATACATATCCCCTACTTGACTATCTCCAATAACTATATCATCACCGAGTAAAGCATAAGGAAGAGCTTTTCAGTTCTTACCGAGTACTTTACAACAGTAATAGATTAGATAATGGTGTGTTAAGGCAAATGAGTTGAATGATGAGTAAGCACCCATAGGATTTCCAGTGGCGTAAATAAATTCACGCCCTTTGAATTCAAAGGGGTAGCCTACCATCACATCAGCTCATGCCTCAACATAGTCGGAGGGGAGCTGCGCAGCCAGAACTTGTTTAATTAGTGCTAGAGGAAATCTATCCGTAGCCGATGATAAATCGACAGAATAGAAAACCTTAGCACCTTTTAAACTCTTTCTGAAATGCGACTGATCAAAGGTACAATCCTGCTTAACCTTCTTAAGAGCATTGGCCAAATAAATGTGAAGTGGTTTAAGGCATGCCTGACTATATCAGTCAAGTATACCAACCACCCGCATTTTGGCCTCCTTATCTTTAAAGACTCCAAGTCTCCTTATTACAGGATTCTTGGTTTTAACTTTAATTTTAAGGAACATCTTAAGAAATCTATGAACAATACTATTCCCGGCAACCCTCACAAGGTGTCCAACCTGAGGACCAGAAATGGTCTCCAGGCTTTTCACTAGTGAGGCGGGAAGAGCTTGTGCATCAATGAAACTTGTCGCTAAGGCATGTCCGTTAGGACCTGACTTAGAACGATAAGTATCAAATGATACTCTCATAGAACGAGGTCGAGCAGTAACGGGATGGTACCCTAGTTCTCGTCAGAAGGACCCTGCATACATTGCAAGATTAGTTACATCCCCTTTACAGGGTTGTGTAATCGAGGCAAAGTCTACAGGACCTCCTAACTTTAGTGACCTTGTACTATATAATACCGTCAGGACTAGGCTTATTGCTAAGGCTTGTCCTCCACGGATTATAGGTATAAGATCACCAAGAACTTTGGGTATCCCATCTCCAGTAACCGCAACACCCGATAACCTTACTGGCTTACCTGACAGGTAAGACAGAAGGATAACCCTACAAGACTTCATGTACTCAAGAGTCCATTGCTGGCCCTTGTGTTCATTTAGATCTTGTAGGCGGGTGATCAGTTTGTTGCAAGCACTAACTGGCATGGACCCACCTTCCTTTGATGAAAGGGAGAGGGCTAACCATGCAACAACTTTAAGATTAAATTTTAACAATTTTCTCATAGTTGTAGTTAGTTAAATGTACCTTATCCCCTCAGGATTTCCGATTGGGGACATACCCGGGCAGGGGGGATATACCTGAGCCTTACGGCTGTCTTTCCTCTTTTAACGAG